GTTTTAGTCAATGATCCTGTTCCTGAAGGATATGGAAGACTGGAATCCATTTCATTTAAATTACCAATTTGTTTCATCCAATTCCATAATTCTAACCAGTTCTTTAGTTCTTCGTCTACTTTAAATGTTATTTGTAAATTTTCAAATTTGTAATTACCAACAGGAATATTTACAGGAATACCAAATGTTGTTGGTTGAGCATCTGTACCTGCTACGATTCCAGGTAAATTAACTGTTTGACAAAAATATTCTAAATTAGGAACGCGAGTTAAACTAAATTCAAAATAATTTGCTAATAGCGGATTATGAGATCCTATAAATCTTGACATACTATTATTTATGTAAACGAAAAGGGCTCCCTTTTTAGGGGGAGCCCTTAACGTTAGTTTTAGTTACGGTTTACGGTTTAGATCAGAGACCGAAACCAGTGTTACCGTGGAGATTATCTACGCGGAAGATGCGGTAGTATACGTTACCACTGGTGTTGGTACCGGCGGTAGCGAGGTCTACGCTTTCCGAGAATGGATTAGCGACCATGCCGTAGCGGGTCTTAAAACCAATCTTGGGTTGGAAAGTGTCTTGACCAACTGCACGTACCATTTGTAGAGGAACGTATGGGCAGTAGAAGAGACCAGCATCGTATGGGCTGGCTCCGCGATAGCCTACAGTTACGAAGTTTACGCCTAATTGAGCGTAAGGATCGATGTAGACCTTGAACTTGCCGTTGAGGATACCAGCAAAGGTATTGCCGGTGTCATCGACCTCTAGTTGAGGTTGTAGGGCAGGGGTGAGGTTGAGGAAGCCACCCATGGCGAGAGCTGAAGCAACGTCGCTGCTGCAGACGATGAAGTTACCTTTACCACGACGAGTTTCCTTGGCGATTACGTTTGCTTCACGTTCAATTTGGAACATGAGGCCACGGAAACGCTCGGCACTCCAACGACCGTCAGAGTCGGTGTTGAGGTCGTAAATACCACCATAACCGTTGGATTGACCAGCAACAACACTCATGGATTGAAGATCGGTTTGTTGGCAACCAACCTTGGCTACACGGTAGATGGTGTGAATTAGCTCACGATTGATTTCGTTGAGAATTTCGGTGCTAAGAATATTAGCAAGTTCACTCTCAGCGTCTAGACCGTGTACGGCCTTGAGATCTTGAGCTAGTTCAGTGGTGTATTCAGCCTTTAGAGCACGAGTCTTGGCTTCTACAGCTAGACGCTCAATGCTGAATGCCATCTCTTGGAATGGACGAGTGCTGGTGCCTAGTTGTTCACCAGTAGTGGTAAGCATTGCACGGAAATCATTAAAGCTAGCAACAGATTGATTCTTTACGTCCGAAGCCGAGCTGTCACCACTGAGTGTGAAGCCACTTGCACGAATTGGTTGTACACCACCAGTAGCTGAGAATGCAGCACCAGTAGCAGTACCACCTGAACCACCAAACTTGGCGAATACTTCTTGGAATAGAGCTTCTTGACCAGCACCGAGAGGTTTAACGCCAATTGGACCACCTGTTGGTGAACCGCCTTGATCGACGTAACGGCTACGCATGGCGAAGATTAGACCGGTTGGAGCGGTCATAGGTTGTACGCCAGCGAGATCGTAGGCCATTAGGTTAGGCATAGCACGACGAACTAGGCTGATTAGAATTGGATCGTAACCAGCGAGGTTGCCTGCGGCATTACCTAAACCTGAGCTTACGTTGGTGACGTTGAATCCGCCACCCATTTGGTTGCCGTACTCGGTGAGGTATTGCTCACGTAGAGCTTTTTCTTGATTTTCTAGTAGAACTGAAGTTACCTTCTTACGATATGAGTCACCAATCTCAGGAAGTGCCTCGTGTTGAAGTAGAGGATTCCATTTTTCTACGAGACTATCGTAGGGTGTAGTGCTTGCAAAGTCCATTGACATTTTAATTTCTCCTTGAGTTATTTTTATTTAGACTTTATAGTTTTTTCATCTGACGAGACAGTGTATTCATGTACACAGACATGGGATCGCTACTGTCTGCTACAGGATCATTTGAGTAAACAGTACCTTCGTTTAACATACCACCGTTTACAGAATCAGTGGTTCTGGAAACAACAGGTGCTGCTTTAAGATAATTTTCCTTAAGAATCATAACCTTGCTTCTAAATTCTTCAGCATTACCGAAATCGATATTTTCGGCTAGTGAAGCAAGACGTTCAGCATCAACACTGGTCATGTCAGAAGTGGTTTCTAGGAAAACTGCACGAGCTTGTCCTTTAACGATTTCTTGCTTAAATGCAAGATTTTGTTGAAGTTGCTCGTTTAGAGCGGTTTCAAGTTGTTGATTTTCGTTAAACAGATCTTCTAATACATCGTGCTTAGATTCTGGTACTTCTACGTAGTGGCTTTCGAATAGACTCTTTAGACCACCCATAAAGCTTTCTGCGATTTCTGTACGAATACCATTCTCAACAGCGAGCTTGTTGTCCTTTAACCATTCTTCTACTACGTAGTTTAGATATTCGTCTAAACGAGTAGCAAGACCTTCAACTGCTGTTGCAATTTCTTGTTCTACTAGTTCGGTGCCTTCTTTGATGAGTTGCTCACGGATGTAAGAAACCTTTTCATTAAGAACTGCTTCAAAAACTACTAGAGCTTTGTTTTTAAATTCTTCGCTTAGATTTTCACCAGAGAAAAGTCCTTCTAGTTGTTCTGCCATAGCCACCTTGCTACCGAGTGGTGCAGGAGCTTCGACTGGAGCAACGCCAGGACCTAGTTTGGTGATATTTTCTGCTTGATCGTGAACGGGTTGTTCGGTGCCTAGAAATACACCTTTGCCCGAGGCATCTCTGGTGTAGGTTCTGGCATCAATTAATGTAGGATAAGTCATTTGTTGTTTTTTTTCTGGCATATTATTCCCCTAATACTGTTATTATTTATACTTTTTTATTTTTTAGTAAATTAACGATTTATACACGAACATCCTTTAAAATACGACCGTCGTCAATAATGCTTCCGGCTAGTATTGCACGATTTACATCTGAACCCGGTCCTGCAGCACTGGCAACCATATTTTGTAAAATATTTCCACCAACATTTACCATTGATCCTAATTGTCTGGCAGCTCTACTTTTAGAACCTAATAAAGAACCAGCTATGGCCGTTTTAGCCATTCCTATTCCTTTAGCCACCATTCTTGGATCTGGAGAACCTGCAGCAGTAGCAAGAACATTAGTCAATCCTGGTCGGTTTGCTAATAAATGCTGAACAGTTCTCATTCCTCGTTGAGGAGAGTACGCAAACTGACCCATAGGCCCAAAAAGACCTCTATCTGCTTCATGACGCATTGCCATGGGATTCAATCCCTTGAGAACATCTCTTGCTGCAATTGTTGGTGTTCTTCTTGTTGTTGCGCCACTAGGAGACGTTTTTGTTGTTGCTGCAGCTATTAGATTGTTTACTTTTTGTTTCCACCAATCTATACCAGAAGGTCCTAAAGTTGGACTGGTGTATATGCCCTCTAGCAGATTACGTAATTCTGTTTTTTCAAATGTATATCTTTCTGCTAAACGTTGAACGCCACCAACTGTTGAACGATAAGCAGCATAACGAGAATCGCTTGATGAACGTTGTTTGCCGCTTTCATCACCACCAAAACTTAAAACAGCATTAGAACCACCCGGAGATTTAGTTGTTTTAAATTCTGGTTGATTTTTTGAAACGTTTGCTGCTAATAATGCAATTTTTATTTTGTCTTGGGCATTCTGTGATAAAGGATCATTATAATTTCCTGAAGATGCAGGAGTAAATTGTAATTGAAAAGATGGTAGGTTGTATGTACTAGAAGTTTTTGCTGATGTTTGAGGAGAACCAAATGTTCCGCTTTGTCCAGCACCAGAAGAACTGCTAGTGGGCGCTTGACTTGGAGGCGTTGAAGGTGGAGCACTTCTAGGAGATAAAGGATATCCTGTAGGAGATGTGGGAGCAGGACCAGCAGGAGCAGCGGCAGGTGCAGCAGGAGCTGCAGGTGCAGCAGGAGCAGATGTGATAGGACCAGCAGGAGCAGCGGCAGGTGCAGCAGGTGCAGCAGGTGCAGATGTGATAGGACCAGCAGGAGCAGACTTGGATTGATTTGCCCAGTTTTTAAATAATAATTCTAATTGTCTTTGGTCTTCTTTGTTGTCTGATTTACCTTCTTTTTTCAGGCGATCAATATCAATAGTTTGGCCGTCTGGTAAAGTAACTTTTCCTGATCGTGTCCCTAATTTTTCTAGTCTACCAGTTGCAACATTTTTTAAATAATTTTTTCTGTCTTCAATCCGTTTATCTCGGTCTTCTTTTTCTTTTCCTACTAATTTTGGTCGTTTTAATCCCGGATTATCAGGATCATCTTCCCATACTGTTTCTGGTCGATTCTTTGAAGCTGCTTCTGCAGATTTACGCATATCTTCAGCTTTTTTACGTTCTTCAGGAGTACCTACAACGGTAGTTAAATGGCCTCCTATAACTTCTGTGTTGGGAGCCATAACAACTGAAGAAGGTGCCCCGGGATGAGTTGGATCTGGTACTGTAGGAATTCCTTTTTTTCCGCTTCTTTCGGCTTCCAGTCGTCTACGCATCAGGTTTGGATCTTCACCTGTTTGTCTGGATCTTTCGTTTGCTAATCTTATATCACGAAGCACAGGATCGCCGCGGTCTTCTGGTGCAAAATCTTCATCAGGGAATGCGCCAGATGGATCTTTTTTTGGTTTTTTAGTATTGCTATCTTTTTTAGGTTCTGAACTATCGTCATCGGTATATGATGGAAATAGTACTTGACCTAGATCGTCTAGAAGACCTTCTTTTAAATTATTAACAAATAAAGATCGTAAATCTGCTCGCATATTCAAATCCTTCTTAAGAAATCTTCAAAAAGTTTAATAGCTTTTTCTTCTAATTTTCTGGATGAAGTTCTTTTAATTTGTTGTTTGTATTCTTCGATAGTTCGTTCTTCTAACATTCCGTTGTTCCAGATCCATTCTTTTCCTTCCATAATTCCGTTTACGAAAGCACCAGGAGCAGACGGATCAGCAACAATATCTACGGCAGAAAGCATAAAGTCTGGTTGAACTTCATTGTAACCGTTGCGATTTTTTAACGAACCCATACCACGACTTGATACACCTAACTTGGCTCCTTCGTCAATAAGATTTTTAACTATACTGCCCATAGGAGTCTTCATGATTTTAGCTTTACCGTAAACATCATTTCCATTTGTATTAAATTCTTTAATAATATGTGATACACGATCTAAATTTACGGTTGGGCTTGTTGGATGGTTTAGTTCGCCAAATGCACGATTGTTTTGTACATATTCGCGTGAATAACGAGCAACTTCATTTAAAAGAGTTGTTTTTGGATACACTCTTTTATTTCTGTTTAGAGTATCAGCCTGCATGAAAGGACCTTCAATAAAGTAGGTCTTTTCACCATTTTCATCAGACTCAGTTAAAAACTTAACTTCTTCAACTGTTTCTGTTATTAGCTTCATCTTTCGTCCTCTTCTTCATCTTCTTCAGATTCATCATCTGTTTCTTCTGAATCTTCGTCTTCGGACCCGTCTTCTTCTTCTTCCTCAGATTGCTCCTCGTCCGTTTCCACATCTTCGGCATTTTCTCCTTCGGCATCGTGTGCGGCCTTTTTCATAGATTCTTTAGTATTACCGTCACCATCTAAATCTAAGAAATCTGGTTTTGCGCCTTTACTTTCAAATATAGTAGGGGCATATTGTTCAAATTTTTCATTTAAAATTTTAGCTAGTTTTTCATTTAGCTGTTCTTTTAATACAGATTGTGCTTGGACTAAATTTTCTTCAGTTACCATTTTGATAAATGAATGTATGTCTCTGTTACTCATGGTTCATCCTTTTGTTTTCTAATTTTGCCAGTTTTATTATTTTATTAAACGATTCTTGTGATTCTGACAATAATTTTAACATTCTTTCTCGGTTTACAGTATTTAGATTTTCGTAAAGTTTACTGACGCATTTTTGTTCTTCTGTGTCTAAAATGCCTATATTTCCGTCTTTTAGGCTATAGGTTTTATCTGGATAAAACGTCTGTTTACTTTCAGTTACTTGTTCTTTATTAGAAGAATTACAATTACTTGTTTTTATATTATTTAATATATTTTTTC